CTATGGGCCTGTGACAATCTCTGCAAGGGTTACCGTTCCGGCCGCCTCCGATGTAGTAGATTTGTGGTCTACGGTAGTCCCGGCATCATCGTAGAACTGGGTGGTAGTCCCATCGTTTTCCTTTTTGTTCCGGGTCAACTTATAAAGATAGTCGATTTTAGTGGCCATGTCTGCACTCGCAGGTGGGGCCCCTTGTCCAGGTTCACCTCTGGCGTCGTCCAACATGGCCAGGGTGGCGTCGAGGATGAGGTCAAGCCGGCCCCCGTTTGTCCAGTCCGTCTGTAACTCGTTGGTGTCGGCGAGGGTGGCTGCGATGTTCGTAATGTTGTCATCGGTGACGATGGTGACACCACCAGTGTTCGTAGCCTTCCACATACCCCTCTGGTTCACCGTACCGCTACAGGTCGCAGCGTAGACGATCTGCCCGATCCCACTTATGCTGAATCGATCTGTCCCAGTGGCGTTGAGGTTCCTTACCTCAATACCTTGATGGTAGTTGGAGAGAGATAAGTCCACGTTACCAATGGCGGCTCCGGTGTCGATAACGGGGGTGGCGGCTCCTGCGACCTCGGAGTGACAGTTGGCGGCGACGTAGGTGCCCGCTGAGTACAGGGTGAGCGTGCCCGCGAACCCGCAATCGTCTACATGGAATGGTGGTAGCGTGCAATCCCCGATCTCGCAGTGCCGGAGGTCTACCGTGGTAGTCCCAGTGGACAGCCCGTCTATTTCAGCGCCGACCGCATGGAACCCGGAGACGTCTACGCCCCCCAAGTGGAGTATCCAGTGGATGCCCAGCCATACTTCGTTTGTATGGTCGGTAGCAAAGGTGACCTCACTCTCAGGTGACACCTCAACTTTAGACAGCCCGGTTGACGCCAGCAACGTGTTGACCGCTGCCTCGGTGGATACCGGGTTAGTGCTGATCCCGTCCACTCCCCGCACCGTGTTGGTGTTGGATGCGTTGGAGTTGAACCATACAGCACCACCATCGTATCCAGAGGTGCCCTGGCTATATGCGATGAATATTTGATCTACTGCGAGGGTCGCGGAGGTTAGCCCCGACGCCACGTAGAACCGGAGTCTCACGACCCCTGAATTCGCGCCCGAGCCTACCATGTCCACAAACATATCGTAGTTGTGGACGGCGTTAGTAGCGCTTCCGCCTTCCAGTGTCCCGATCTGCACCCAGGCAGAGGCCACCCAGTCATACCCGTAGACGTCTAGGTCATCGTTCGCACCCGATAGGTATCCGGTCATCGAGCATGAAGATGGGGTTCCCGATCCAATGTGGAACTCATAGTACAGCTCCATGACACCACCTGTGTCGGTGTGCTCGTGTCTTGTACCGTCGAGTGCCGCGGTCGCAGCGAAGGTGTTCGCCGACTGAGTGCCAGTGGTGAGGACGTAACTCGCTGCGGGACGGTTGATCGCTGAACCCACGTTGGCAATACCGGCCAGCTGTGCCTGGGTAGCAGGGGCGGTGTCGTCAGTGTATCCGGTGCCGTCGAATTGGGCCTCACAGTTGTCTGCTGCGGTGCTGTCCCCGCTGATATAGGTGGTGTCCACGGAGGGCACGCCTGCGGTGGCTGGAGTGACTGCGGTGGTGCCGAGCCATCGGGTCACGTCTATGAGTGGTATGCCTGCGGTGTTAGGGGTTCCTGGTGCCGTACCAAGCCACTGGGTCACGTTGACATCAAAGTTGTCCGTGCCATATAGGGCGTCGTAGGACGTGGCGTTCATGACCACACACTCAAGTCTCACCGTCAGCGCACCCGCGACATGCACAAAGACGACCATAGGGCCGTAGGTGTTGGTGTCGGTGGCATCGAGGGTAGCGTAGTAGATGCCCCCGGCCATGTGGGTTGCCCCACCACTGTTCTTATTGGCGATGCTGGTTGCCCCTGCCTTATGGAGCTTGATATCCGTATTGGCGATAGTGAGGCCGGTCTCTGCGGTATCTCCGTCAGTGCTGTCCAGAGCGTACCCGAGGGGTATCTCCTGTGATGCTGTATTGTACTTAAGTGGATACACTACCCGTTACTCCCTTGCTGTTGTCTGTGGTGTTGCACGACGGGGATGCTGATACCACCACCCCCGGCGGCTATGAATTCATGTGCGCCGACGTCCCAAGTGACCCCGCCACCATCTCGGTCGTAACCGTCGATATCAACCTCGACGTTCACCGGTGTGGTGCCTAAGTCGGTTCCCGCGTCGATGGCGTCAGCACCGGTCTTCAGGTGGAGGTCTTCTGATCCTGCGGTAGTCGATACAAATAAGTTCCCGGACGTCCAGGACTGTAGCCCTGCCGATCCTGTAGTGTCACTGGAGCCATTCGTCGCAGTAGTAGCGGACGAAAGCGACCCGTCGTAGCACTCTACGGTGCCTGAGCCTCCAGATATCGATATGACGCAGTTGTTCTTCACCACTGCACTCGAACTGTTCACGGCCGACCCGATCCCCGTCACCAGCCCCGTGGAGTTGGCGTATGCCACGTTGTAGACGGTGCAATTGTGGATATCCATCTTATCATCGCCGCCTATCGCATACTGGGCGATACTCCCTGCGCTGCCTGAACTCTCCACATTATAGACGATGCTGTTTTGCACGGTCATAGGTCTGGCCCCGGCATGTATCCCCCGGATATACCGGTTCGATGATTCTTCCGGGTGTACGATGACGTTTCGCGCCACTTGTTGGGTTCGGTCGGTAGAGTTGACTGCGGTTGTCTGGGCCAGACATGCGGACAGCTGGTTTCCAAACCCTGCGCCATCAAGTTCCAACCACGCGCAGGTGAGACCCACGTTTGCGGCGAAGCGGATCAGGTAGACGTATCCTACCCCCCGCACTATGCGGGCACCCGTTCCAGCCGTACCATCGTGCCGGTGATCCACATGCACGGATAGCGTTACAGAGAGGGGTGTGGCGTTATTGATATTGACGGACTCATCAAATGCTGTGTCGTCGTAGCACTCACCTATCGCGTCGTCTGAGGAGGTAGCGCCGTAAGTATCAGCCTCCCATGCCGTGATGGTGCTGTAATCACGACTTGTAGTCCCAATCGATTTAGTTATTGTCACCACGAAACTCTCGCCTCTGCTCGTCAGTCCAAACGGTTTTCCGGGGTTTGTAGATCACTATGTCTGATAGCAGAAGGGTGTCCCCTCTGAAGTCGACCTCCATGCTCCGGTCATCTACCGCCCTCTCATTGAACAGACCTAGTGCCCTCCAGTCCACCTTGGTACGTCGCTTGTAGCTAAGCGGTGAATCTACCGCAGGGGCTTCTAGTTCAACTCCAGGGAGCCTGCTCTCCATGTCAAGGCCAAAGTCATCAACGGTTACGGACAGAAATATCTTCCGCTCTCGCTCAGTTATAGGCCACTTGTCATTATCTGCCTTCCTGAATACTGAGTGGGTCTCGATTGCTGACCACACCTCATCCACTAAAGCCCGATCAGGCGTGATAGGCCCCCCATACCAGTGTTCACCCCCGACCACCCCGAAAATGCTATGGGTGTGGTGGCGGGTTCGGCGTTTAACGTATTCCTCAACGTGGATGTATTGGCCATTGGCATTAGGTGTCTGGTTCAGCTCATCCACTTGCAACAGGACTCGATCCGACCTTATCACGGCGTGACGGCCCACTCGGGTGAACAGATACCGGGACGTCATATCCAGGTACAGGTCTAAGAGGGAGTCGGGCGCACGGAGCCCGTGTTGGTTGAACCCGGAGTTCCGAGGGTGGCAGATGCTTCTTGCATGGGTTAGTAGGATTCGACGATCACTGAACGCGTTGACCACATCGCCATCCTGGTACGAGATATCCTCGCCACCCGGCCCGTCTCCTACTTTCAGTTGTAGCTCGGCCACACTTACTGACTCGCGGCCTCTAGGGCCTTCTTGGTCTTCTCCAGTGCGGCAGTCCGTTCATCCTTGAGCGCCTTGGCGGTGCTCAGGTTATTCTCAGCCCGGATCTCCTTTTCATCTATGCTTTCTTCACGTTCGTCCAGTTCTTCTGCACGGGTGATGTTCTTCTCATGCAGGGCCTCACTCTCGACCCTCTGCTCTGCAACGCGGCGCTGGCTCTGACTCATCATAGTCTTAACCTGCGCCTCTGCATCCTCGATGGCCTTCTCCCTCAGATGTAGAGCTACTGCCTGATCCTCTTGCTTCTGTAGTGCTTTGTCCATCTGCTCCTGGCGCTTCACCAACGCCTCGTTGGCCTTGATGATGGCCACTTTCTCCGTCCCAAGGGCTTTGACGCGGGCATCAAGATCCAGGATCTGTAAGGCGACTTTAGGACTCTTCAGCCCCTGTACTATCGCGGCAAGTGCGGCGATGTCTGGTATTGCTGCGGGTGGTATTATGCCGTTCATTGTGTGACCTTTAGGTGTTGAGGACAACCGACAGCTTGTCCCCTGCACGGACGTGGAAATACTCGGTAGAGTTTGCCGCTAACCTGGCATCAGACGTGGTAGCAGCAGTGGCAGCCCCCGGCGTCGCGCTGACCGCGATAGAGCAGATGGAATCGGTGCGGACGCCGATGATCACGGTATCCGCGTTGAACGCGGAAGAGGCCACTGAGGTGCCGTCGTTTGCAAGCTTCTGGGTTGCCAGAGGGGGTAGATGCACCACAGGCATGAGCTGCCCATTGTACAACTTAGGCTCTCGGTGCTCAGTTATGTATAGAAAAGCCATTATGCTATCGGCTCAGTTTCTAGGGTCTGTAGGTAACCTAAGATCGCCTTGACCTCGATGATGACCTCTAATAGATCCGAGTTCCGGGCGTCATTGACCCGAAGCTCTACGGTCTCACCTGTGGTGGACGTTGCTTTGGTGACATCTGCGGGCACCTGATCCCCTAGTACCGTGCTGTAAAAAGTATCTGCCATGCTGTTCTCCGAGGATCCGGGGGCCGAAGCCCCCTTCCCGTTACTTAGTGTAGGTCAACCGCAGAGACATCGTGCTCGCAGTGCCCAACGCTTCGGTGCTTGTGATGACTACGAAGTAGTCTCGCATGGAATCCGCAGACAGGCCAAGGGCCTCCCATAGCGGTTTCTCAACGTCTTCAACACCATAAACACCAGACTCGTGTTGCACCTCAGTGGGGGTAGTCACCGCCGCATTAACGTCGACTGCCGACGCGAAGAAGTCAGCGTCGACCACCAGTCCACCGTGCTCCGTTGCCTGATATATACCGATGTCGATGTCACCGGTAGCCCCCGCGTCATCTGCGGCCAGTACCAACACCATACCGGTGGCATTACTGGGTATCCGCATCATAGCGTAAGTAGACCCGAGGTCGCCCCCTGCGTGCTCAATGGTCGCTACACTTTGACGGAGAATGCCATCTTGAACCCCGGCGTTATTCCGTACCTCGGGTTGCGCGTCGCCGTTAGAGATCGGCGTTGATTGTAGTGCTTCTGTTGCCATATCAAATTAGCTCCTGTTTTATGCTCTGTAAGATTCGACTTTGTACACTTTGACTTCTTCGATGCGGGTGGCACCGGCGGTCAGCTCAGTGTACACCTGCCAAGGTAGACCCGCGAGGTCTGCACGCTGGGATACTGTATGTTTCATAGCTTCCCAATCGCCCAGGTGCATGCCTGACTTTACCCACACTGGCAAGTCCACGACGTTGGTGCCGTTTAGCCGCGTTTCGATGAACTCTGACTGGACGAACTGGAACCCTAGGAATTCGGTCACCTTTCCCTTCTCCAGTACCGGAGCCTCACCGGCACGGAAGTCCCGGCTGATGATCTGAACCTCGTCAAGGAGTGCAGCCTGATCCTTGGCGGTGATACCTAAGTACACCTCCTCGGTCTCAAAGTCGACATGATTCGTCTCCATCAGCTCCTTGAGCGCTTTGATCTTCTTGACGTTGAGACGTGAGTTAGCGCCACCTACTGCCACGCCAATGGTGTTACCGGCGGTGTAAGAAGTGGTCGTGCCGCCTTCCTCCCCTGTTTGGGCATCAGCGAAGAACGCATCTACAATGAGGTGATCCTGTTTACGTTGAGCCGCCATCACCGCGTTTCTCACATAAACACTCTGAGGATCCGAGATCATCATAAGCTTATCTAGGGAATCGAACAGCTGAGGTAGATCGAAGCTGGAGGGGTATACCCACCGGCGGTCGAATGAGGCATCGACTCGGCCCATCGCGCCGAACCGGCCAACCCGCTTCTGCATCTCCACCGATCCAACCTGATCAACAGGAGAGGACTTTTTACCGGTATGAGGGCCTCGGGTCACCTTGTCGGCGAACTTACCACCCATCTGCTGGAGTAGCATGTTGATGTTTGTGGTGAACTGACTTACGTATAATTCTGGTGCAAAAACGCTCATGATAGCGCCTCCTAAATCGTGTATTTGTTACTATTTACGGTTTAACGGGGGCGTTTATCGCATTCACGGACGCTCACCTCCTCCAGTTCCCTGAAGTGGGGGGTGGACTTTCTCCACGGTCAAGCGGGCCGGCTAGGGCTTATCGCTGTCTGTAGCCTTTGGCTTAGCGCGACTGCGTCTGCCAACGGGTTTTGATGTTGGGATGTGCGGGGTGACAATTACCCCCTCCATCACATACTTTTCGAGTTCCTTGGCCCTCGCTACTGCCTCACTGGCATCCCTGCCGTGGGTGTAGGTGAGTTCAAGGAGTTTTAATCTTAGGTCATCCATATCAGTTTATACCTGAATTCTGAATTATTCAATCAACCGGCAATCGCCATCTCATGCAGTCGTTTCATCTTGGTAACCGCCGCCGCATCACCTGTGGTGTATTTGGCCACGAATTCCTTGTCACGTTCCAATGCGGTTATCTGTGCGCGGGCTGCCTCTGGCGTGAGTATGTTGGGCTCAGCTCCCCCTCCGGTGATAAATTCCCCTTCGCCCATCTTAGCCCCAATGCCATGGAAGAACTTCATAGTGCCGTCCATACCTATGGCCTGTTCCATGGCATCTATCATCTCAGGGGTCGCTCCATGTGTCTTGGCCGCCATTTTAGCAATGTTGGTGTTCTGTTCGAGTGCAGCGCCCCAGTCCTTGGCGAGGTTCTGCTCCGCCTGGGCGATACCTGCGTTGTACGCGTCGACGGTCTCCTGTTGACGCGCCCCTGTCATCTCCTGGTACGCCTCAGTGACCTTAGTTGCCATGTCTTGAGGGAGACCAGCGGCATGGAACGCATCTCTCGCCCAACCCACGAACCCCTCGTCTACGCCTTCACCTTCTGGCATGGTGTAGTCGGCAGAGTTCAATGGGCGGCCTAGTTTGTCATAGACCGCCATGCGATCCTCTGGAGACGTATCAGCTCCAGGTATACGGAAGAGCGAGTCAGCCCCTGCGCCATGCAGTCCTTCGAGGTGTTGGTAGCTCTGCACAGCGGCTGCGGGGTTTGTCCACCCCTTGCCTACTGCGAGCTGGGACAGTTCAGGGGTGAACCCTTCGCCCTCATGCCAGAGGGGTGCGGCTGCTGGTGCTGCTCCTGCTCCTGCTCCTGCTCCTGCTCCTGCTCCTGCTCCTGCTCCTGCTCCTGCTCCTGCTCCTGCTCCTGCTCCTTCTGCGCCGGCCCCGACTTCTGGCTCTCGTTTAATCTGTTTCGTTTTGAACATTGCTCGTACTCCCGTACTTGGCCCATAGCTCTTCCGAGCTTAAATTGATGTGTTCTTGGATGCGAAGATACACTTCCCTTCGCCCGTCTAGATTCGCAGATACCCGCGCATCTATGTGAAAAGTTGAAGCATCCGCTCTGCAAAAGGGTGCCAGATCTTCGAGCACCATTTTACCTGCGGGAGTATCAAAGGCCCGGATATACTCACGCCTTCGTTCCTCTAAAAACTCTCGGGGGGTGAGTTCGGTGCTATCGCTCACTGTGCTACTGCTTTAGTCATGGCTGCCGCTCCGGGTAGGGCCTCTACCACCTGTTGCTGTTGCTGTTGCGCTGCTCGGTCTGACCGGATCGCCTCTACCGCTTCAGCAGATTGCATCCACTCTGCCGGTACTGACTGTATCTGGGCAATCGCAGGGACGATGACGTCCAAGTTGAAGTAGTCTAAGGGCGCGGGGTCTTGCGTCACCCCAACGATGTTGAGGGTCTGATCGAAGGCTCTCATCACGCCGGTGACCTCTTCTGCTCTCATCGCTTTGGACATAGGAGAGGTGTACTCGATAACGTACTCACCGTCCGCTTCCAGTAGCGCAGGAGGCATTGGAGGGACGAGCCCCTGTCGGACTAAGAGATCGATCTCTCGGTCGATCATCGGTCCCAGGTACTCGGACAGCTGCCGGCCCACGGTAGGAGCCAGAAGCAGGCCCTTTTCCCTCGTGCGCTCCATTACCTCGGTTGCGGTCATTACCGGTGAATCTACCAGGATTTGGAATAGGGTGACGAGGAAGGCGTCCTGAATCACTCCCCGTTCTGAGTCCATCATCTCCTCCCCTACTGCGAGGTTTCCCGTGGGGAGGACATCAACCAGCCTTCGCCCTTCACTGGACACCGCGCCGTAGTTTATCGCGCCGGGTTTCAGGCTGAAGCCACTGAGTACGCCGTCATCGTGGGCGAGGAGTACTGGGTCGACTACGCGGTGGCCCTGCTTGAGGATCGTCTTCTTCTGGGCATTGAGGGTCTTTATCGCAGGTAACACGTCCATCGCGGGGCCACGTCCATAGACCTCACCGGGTGCCTGCTCGTATCGGGATATGGCGAAGGGGAACGAGGTGTATCCGTCCTCCTGTATTATGATTTTCTCATCCTCAAACACGTAAAGGGATGCCAAGGGCATGTTCTTACTGTCGAGCCTCCCTGGGTCGTAGTTCTCACGTGGCTTGACACAGTGGACGAACGCGAAGGGGGTGTCAGGGTTCTTCTCCAATTTCTCCTTCACTTTATCGGGGGCGGCGTCACCCCACTTCTGGACTACCTGTCTCGCGGTGAGCATGAACCGACGGTAGGCGGAATCTACAAGCCCTTGGTGGTTCTCTTTGAAGTAGATCTCACCTAGATGCACTGACTTGTACCGGATACCTGGCTTGCCCGCCAGTTGATCGATGAACATGCAGCCTGATCCAAAGGCTCCAAGTGATATGTAGTTCATCTGGTTTTGACCGGCGAAATTGGCCGCAGGATTGTACCGATACTTGGTCAGCGTGCGGTTTAGCTCCTCGAACCAGACACGTGTTGAGTGATCCTTCAACAGGTTCAGGTCACTAGGCACTGTCCGGTGCCAAGTCGAGGTTCTAGGCGTTAACAGGCTGTCCAGTATAGAGGCGAAACGCTTTAGGGATATTGTGGCGACCGAATCGAACTGTAGGGCGGTCTTCTTTGTCCCTGGGGCGGTCATTGAGTTGGAGTAGAACATCCCTGAATACGCAGGCAGCACCAACTCAGCCACTTCTTGCCAGTGTTGCTCGAACGCGCTCCGGTCACTCGCCAGGACTTGGAAGTCCCTGACGATAGCCTCGCCTTCTGCTGATGCGTCGTTAGCCATCCCGTTCCTCGATGCTGTTACAGAAGCCTACGCTTCGCGGACTCAGGGTTCTCTTCGTCTTCGAGGAGTCCCGTGCCTCCGGTAAGAAGGGTCGACGCTCTGCCTGTGATCTTGCCCTCCGCTTTCTCTGCGATCTTACGACGGGCTTCCTCCTCCGCTGCGTTTCTTGCGATGGACGGATCGGGCGGAGGTGGCGGTGGTTTGGGGCTTGATGCTGACTTCATTGGTCATTCCTGTCGGCGTTAGTTATTGAGTACATCATAGTCCACGTCTGAGGCAACTGCAACCGAACCACCCCTCCCTCCCCACGGGCCGGTGCGCAATCTGACGTGTCTCCGGGCGAACGTGAGGCTGAGCGCATCACCATCATCGGTGGACTTCAGACCTCTGGCTATCATGTCCGGTTTCGACTCCAGTTTTATCTTATTCGTTATGGGGTGCTTCTGTTCCTCCGGCTGGGTCAGATCCCTCGATAGATCCTCATCATCGTCGAGGGCTCCAGTAGACAGCCAGTCCCTTACGTCAGACCACATCTCCACTCGTTTATTCTCGAATCGCTTCTTGTTGTAGCAAGCATCCGAGCCCAGTACCTCGATGACGTTGTATCCCATCTGCCTCAGCCGATCTATGACGGGGCCGCCTACTCCACCTCCGTCCACCATGACGGCATCGGGTTGAATCTCAGTTATCGCTTTGATTATGTGTGTAACGGTGACCATGGTGTCCCGTTCCCGCCACTTCCTCGCAGGGATAGACTTGGCGTCTCTGCCCCTCCGGCACCTGACTACGTTCTTCGCGCTCCCTGATCTGGCGATGTCCACGCCCATGATCAGGGGTTCATACGGGTCGTGCTCTACCTCCCTCTCCTGGGCCTCATGCACCAAGTCCCTGCCGATGAACTGGCAATCACCTTGGCGGGGAAACATGCCTTTAACCTCTACACGGGTGACATCGCTATCCTCCCCCTCCTTCTCCACTATGCGGTCATAAACCTGACGATCCACCCCCTCAACCTCTCTGGAGTCGATGTACCGGTTATTCCAGAACTTAGAATCTACATGGAAACAGTCAAAAAACTTACCGGTGTTCCTCCTTGGGTTCGATATGACGATCCAGAGGCGTACCCCGGACAGATCGGTGAAGAACCCCTCTGACACGTCCCAGATGGGGTCAGGGATGCCTGACGCCTCGTCCATGGCCACCATCATGCCTACCGTGCTGTGAGCCCCTGCAAACGCATCGGGGTTGTCATCGCTCCAAGTCTGTCCCTCCACGTAGTAGTACTGGGTGTCCATCTTCATCTGGGTTTCGAGTTCGCGCTTGAACCACCCTGCCGGCCCCAACTTCATGGCGCTTCGGTCGAACCAATGGGAGTTGATGGACATGGTGTTCCACTTACTCAGCTCGGCCATCGTTCGGGTGCGAAGCTGGGTCTCCGTATTCGCAGTTATGATCCCGGTGGACCCAATCCAGCAGCTGATGAGCCAGTTGGCCAGCATAGCCAAGTACGCCGATTTACCGGGCCCACGTCCTGATGAGATCGCGGCATAATACACCGCAGGAGGTAGCCCCATCCGCTGCCGCTCCAGATCATCGGCCATGTGGTCTGAGATCCGTTTGAACTCGTCCTGCTGCCACGTCCGGGGGCCTTCGTACTGGTGAAGGGGCGTGTTCTTCTCTCCCCATGGGTATGCGAAGAGTGCATGGCCCAGCGGGTCATACTTGAACCCCTGGATCGTCTCTATGAGTTTTGCCTCGTTCGCTGACGGGCTGCTTTTGCTAGAGGCGGGCATCAGTCGCCCGTTACGCCGTCATCGTCTGGCCTGGACTCCGGCTGAGTTGCCCCGAAGTCTTGGCACGGGTTTGGCATGAACGCCCCTCCCCTACTCGCTTGTTCGTCCTTTGCCAAGTCATACGCAACGCCAGTCAACATCTTCTCTGTTCGTTTAGCCCCTACCCTGTGCTGGAGGTATGTTCCTATCGTTAACGCCAGGATTGACAGGGCCTTGACGAGGTTACACGCCCCCTGAGGCTGAACGGCCTTCAGGTAGGCCATTAGCGCCTGTTCTGCCGCCTTTTCGGCTGCGGGTTTATCCAACACGTGGTGTCCTCCCCGTCGGGGTGGCCTTTAGCGCATCTCGATGTACCGCCTGTAACCGCACCCCTACACTGTGTAAGTCCGCCAGCGCAACACGGAGCCCTCTGTCTTTGACCCGTTGCAGGATGACGCCTTCCAGCAGTGCAAGGGTGGCCTTGTCCCGCTCCTCCTGGGAGGTGGGTTGAGCTTCAGTAATGAACTCGGCTATGAACTCCTTTGCAGCCAGCTCCAGTGCTTTGTCGGAGATCACGGCGTCACCCCTGCCTTGGCCACGATGTCCTTGACATGCTGCGCGACGGAGTCTCCAGTGTCCTTGTCTATCTGGGTCACCACCTCCTTCAACAGGATGAATAATGCCGCCACCCGCTCCTTCTCGGTCTCAGGCTTAGCCCCCCTGGTGTACGCGGAGGTGACCCTACCAGCCCTCTCCTCTAGTTCCACTACTTCGAGCACTTGGTGCCTCCGTCATCTTCAGCCGCATCACGGTCTACCAGCTCCAAGTGGATCTTCTCCCACGTGGAGCACGCCTTACCGTCATGCGCGTCCATGACGTTGTCGAGTGAGGCGGTCACCCCTGCCGGTAAATTGTAGTTGCATCTATCCCGTTGCCGGTCAGCGGCAATAGCGGTGTACCATTTACAGGTTCCGCATCGTTTGGTTGGTTTCTCAGACATCGTTTAGTCCTCTATTATCGTGGCATCTTCTGCCAAGTCGTTGTTGAAGGTTCGGGATGACTGTGCCCTCGCCATCCCTTTAGCTATCGCCCCTGTCAGGTCAATCTGGGCGGTCACGTCAATTTTGGTCGTTTCTTGGTAACGGGTGTTCCTCCTCGAAGCCACCCATTTTATGGTGCTGATGGCCAGGGTCGCCCGTTTCTCACTCATCGGGATTTCCCGCTCCTCATCTACGTCACCCATGGCGATAGACATCATCTGGTCTACCATCACCTCCGCACCAATGCGTTGGGCCTCGTAGTATCGCTCCTGTAGCTCAGGGCTACTGTGGAGGAACTTCACCAGCTCGCTAGCTTTAGGCATCATCGGGTCTTCTCGGCAGATCTTAGCCACCGTGCTGCCCCCCGACAGGAGCAGGAGCGCCTTTTCTACCGTATCTTCATGGTAGGGCGGGCCTCGGTCCAGTTTGGGCGGGAGCAGCCACGTAGGAAGCCCTGTCATGATGAATTTACCGGTCATATGGGACTCAGTTATAAGCTCCACAGTCCCAGAACTGCGAAAAAGGTGATAAGGGTGAATACCAGTACTGACACCAGCATTCCCACGTATTCAGGTAGTTTTTGCATGTTTTTGTCTCGGCTGTATCGGATTCGGTTAGAGGCTCAAGGCCGTATACACGAAATATTTGATGGTAATGGCTATCGCCGTCCCCACCGCCAGCCCCACCAACCGTTCCGCCAACCACCACACCAGCTGTCCCACGTATTCGGGTAGTTTTTGCAGGGTCATGGGGCTAGAGATAGGCACATGGCTGTGGCGATTACTGCTATCAGCCATACCGTAACTGTCAGTTCCCAGTATTTATGGTTTCTTTCCACTTATTGCTCCAATTTGAGAGTGCGATTTACCCCGCTTTACAACACTTCAAGCAGACTCTCTACACTTTACACCCCCCATTATAGGCCATTTACATTGTATTACAAGTTCCCCGTGGTTTCCGTTATTTCAGTGGTTCACAGGTTCACAGGTTTCTGTGACAACCCCTC